AGGAATAGAAAATGAAGGTATCACTGCGTAAGGCAAATGCACTGCAAGTTGCTATCAATGAAGCAATCAAGGGGCTAAACTTCAACTACACGGTTGGGCTGAATGAGTTCCAGGACACGATTGCTGCAATCGCAGCGGCTGCTACTACTTTTAGTACTAGCGTCGGTCGTCGTACGGCTCTGCTTGATGCCCTCTACGAGATTCGCAAGTCAGTTGATGCTGTTAATAACAGCTACGATATCAATAGCACGCTTGCAAATATCGCTCGCCTAGAAAAGGACATTCAGTTCTACGGTTCTTATGCTAAGGCTGAGGTTCGTGCTGAACAAGCTGTCATCGACGGTAAGCTAGCTAAGATCCGCACTCGTGCAGAAGATGCATTCGGTTATAGACGAGCCGGCGAAGTCCAAACGTCTGTACTCACTACCGAAGACGTAAAAAATTACCGCAGCATTGTTGCTGAATGCAAGAAGCAAAAGCAAAAGCTGCAAGATGAACTTCTCGAATCCAACGTTCGCAACGTCATTCATCTGACAGATAAGACTGTTGCGGTTCTGCAGGCCGAGAACATCATCTAACGGTTTGGTGGTATGCCTTGTAGCGCGAACTGCAGGGCAAAACCACCCGAAAAGAAAGAGAGATTAGAGTAGACACCGTAAGTTTCATTAGAAATTTACATTTGACAGCTCCGTTTTTGGCATCATAATTACGTGACCCGAACTATTAAAGACATTTTGCACTTTGCTGTTCGAACATATGTAGTTTTTGTAGATTGTGAAGTGTCTATTGCACACAAGGGTGGCTCTTAAGAGCCCCGCTGTTTTTTGCACAGTCTATGACTTACTCTTTCTTTTCGTATTTTTTAAAATAACTGAAAAAAGTTATTGACTTTGGTCTAGCATATAAGTATACTAACAAAATCGAGAGAGCGCAGAGAAACAAATGTTTCAACAGGTTCTCAATAAAAAATTTAAAAACTATAAAAAGGTGTTGACATTCGTTAGCGTCTTTGATATAATGAAATATAAGCTGAGAAATCAGCGATCTTTGACAATTTAGAATAAGAATTGGGGGCATAGCCCCGATAATGAGATAGCCTTGAGCAATTGAGGTTAAAGCAAGGTTTCCTATAAACTTGCGCCACCAATGGTCTCTCTATGCAAGCACGAACTAATCCGAAAGGATCCGTCCCTAGAAAGGCGGTAGTCGATAAGTTAGGTGTGTTGTCCGAAAGGATGTGTCACAGAGCCAGTCGGTGAGTGATAAGAGGGTTGGCGCCCTCATGACATGCAGCCAAACTAACGAACGATGAAAGTTAACGTGTAGTTATTGAGTCTGACCCTGCAAGGAAAGGCAAGATAGCATTTCGAGCGAAGAAGGTTTCATAAGGAGCCGGACCCGCAAAGAAACATTGAGTATCCCGCAAGGGATTCGGTAATGACCAAAGACGTTCGTTTAAAGCTGTAATCTCAGGCTGTACAAAAGATAAATAATATTAGACTATTTTGATGAACACACTTACGAAAAAACTAAAAACGGTGATCATTGATCGGCCGGTGACGTTGAGATTAAGAAAGTGTGTTCTTCTAAATAGTTTAATGTCGCGGGGTAGAGAAGTCCGGTCGTTCTCGCCAGTCTCATAAACTGGAAATCGGTGGTTCAAATCCAGCCTCCCGCATCCATTCAGTTTCTTGTTTCTGTAAAAAACAATTGGTGGAGCCCGGTACTGCTGTATCGGTCCTATTAGGATAGAGGGTTGTAAGTGACCTGTACTTGACTGGGAACTTTCGAAGATTTATGCGGGTGTGGTATAGGAGATGTGCCCTAGCCTTCCAAGCTAGAGAGGACCGGAGCGTTGCCGGCCACCCGCTCCAATATGCTTCCATAGTATAATGGTCATTACAATGCGTTGCCAACGCGTGGAAATCGGTTCGATCCCGATTGGAAGCTCCACTTTTCATAAATACTAGATGTTATTAATCGCTTATCAGGGAATCTTTAACGGTCAAAATTATGATCAAGCCAACACACCAAACCAAATCGGTTTGGCGTTTAACCATGGATATTCGGTATCAGTGGATGTTTGGAGAGTTAACGGTATTTTGTATTTAGGTACGGACCAACCGCTCACAGAAGTTACACCTGATTATCTGAAGGGTAATCGTTTTTGGATCAATGCTAGAAACGTCGAAATGCAAGAATGGATTTCTACACAGCCGATCAAATCATATCCTAATTATTTTTGGTATGACATAACCCATCCTCCACCGTACGTTACCACTAGCGGCGGTCAACTGTGGACCTTCGGAACAGTACCCGTAAATAACTCTAGTATCGTCGTTCTTCCTGAAATAAATGACAGAGGGCTGTTGAGTACAGTCAAGCTAAATTGCTATGGAATCTGTAGCACATATCCTACGTTTATTAGACGTATGCGCACTGAAGGTAATTGGTACTAATAATAGTACACGCAATATGCGTTGTTACCAGTCTCGCTTGGGTTAAAATCGCTGGTTAACTTAAACCCAGACTTAGCATAGGTCTTCCAACTAACATCTCTGGGATAACTCCAACATAGTACTGCCTTTTCTGATCTACCCTGTGCAATCGTAGCATTCAGCAGTACAACACCTATTCCCTTTCCCCGAAACTTTTCAAATACATATAATCCTCTAGAACGATATTCTTTGTCATTGCACATGTGACCGCTGTTGACTCCTGCAATTTCTCCGTCTATCATGTAAGCGAAGAATGTTGCAGGTGTTTCCATATTTGAACCTAAATATCCGCCGGTTCTGCACATTGCACTGTTAGTTTCGATTGTCGAAATCCTATCGGGCCACAGATAGTTTCGCCAGATTGGTAAAATTTCATCGAACGATATGGTTATAAGTTTGTCAGTCATTCTAATATTTATAGAACCAAACTGCTTGAATATTAATTTCAATTGTCATATAATTGCAATATGAATGAAAAAGTTACACCACCAGACTCTATTAGACTTGTACTAACAAAAAAGAATGAAGTTTCAGTTTGCACCAAATGTAATGGTATCGGGTCGTTTGAAACGGAAGAACTGATAGATTATCACAAACGAGACTATAAAACTTTTAGAAAAACTTGTGTAAACTGCAATGGTGATGGTAGAGTGGTATCGTTGATAACATCGTATAAGTTTGAGCACGAAGCCGCTGCATACCCTAAGACTATTCCTTATCAAGATGCGATTGCACAGGGAATTGAACCACACTTAGATGAACGCTATGTTTTTAGCTATAAAATTAACAAGACAGACCATGTGTTAAATCGAAAATACCCTGAATTAGCAGCAGTGTCGTATGATGTGTATGACGATTTAGTAGAAAAATATCGCGTTATAGAGATTTTAAAAGAGTAGTTATTGGGTTGACATGTTCCTATAACTGCGTATAATAGGAACATGTATAGCAATAGGAAGAGTTATGTCTAATCGTTTCGTAGTTTCTGATACCCATTTTGGTCATACCAATTCATGGGAAAAGTTTAAGAAGGCTGATGGTTCGCCTCTGCGTCCTTTTAACTCAACTGAGGAAATGGACGAAGCGATGGTTGAACGCTGGAACAATATTGTTAGCCCTAGTGATACGGTGTATCACCTAGGTGATGTGGTCATCAACAAGAAGTCTCTGCATCACATCAAGCGTCTGAACGGTCACAAGCGTCTGATTCGTGGTAACCACGACATCTTTGACGACAAGCTGTACTATGAGGTTGGCTTCGATAAAATTGTGGCTTACCGAGTCTTTGTGGATGAATTTGTGTTTTCGCATATTCCTCTGCATCCGGATTGCATCAGTGATCGGTTCAAGTGTAACGTACATGGACATACCCATAGCAATATCGTCACGCGAACGATTGTTACTGAACAAGGAGTCGAACAAAAAGAGGTTGATCCTAGGTATCTGTGTGTATCAGTGGAACACACTAACTTTGCCCCTATTAGTTTTGAAGAGGTGAAGGCTAGAATACAAGCTCAAAACGAAGCTTGTGGTTATATGCCACCCAATAACAGTTGGGGTAATGGATCACCTACTTAGTAGTATTGTGCATCAACCGACCCTTCTTGAACCCAATTGGTAACGGTGATCCGACTTTTATTTTTAAGTTTGTTTCACCGTTATTTATCCACATTGTTTTGTTCGGTCCTAATTTTTTTCCTTTATTCCAACTCGTATATCCCCTTTTACTCCAATGATTTTTAATTCCATTTTGTTTGTGGGTTTCAGGCTGTTGTTTTCCGAACCATCTGCTACCATCCCGTCCTAGCACAAACCCAGGTGGAATAGTAGATGTGGGATCAACCATCATTTCAGTGTGGTCGTTGTGTATCCAAATTTTGCCTCGCTGCATATTTGCTCCAATAACACTACCGAAATTGTTAAACGGAAGTCTACCTAATTTAAATGAATCGTCTGGTGGCGTTTCTCGAAATATTGTAATATTTCCGTCATTCCAGTGCCTGGTAGTTACAGTTGATCCGTCACCGGCTTCTGGTTTTAAATTCGCCCAGGTCTTCTTTCCGAATTCGTCTTTATCTTCGACTATGTTCCATAATGTACTATAATACATTCCCCATTCTTTTATTTCTTCAAGTGTTTGACATTCACGTAAAATTTCAGTAGTAATATCTTTTCCATGTATTTTAATATGATCCTTCCAATACGTTCCGGAACCTTGATATTTATATGGATTTTGTGTAGTTTTTCCTAAATAGTGTAGACCTGTTTTGTTATGAGTTTTCTTATACAAATAAATAGTCATGTGCTGATGTTTCCTTTCGTAGCATTAGAGCGGGTAGATGCGCCAACATCGTGATCCGCAACATTATTTATCATTATTCTTGACTTTTTCTAATAAACCCATTATTATTAATGTATGGATGACTTATTTTCTGATATAATTTGGGCAATTTCTTCTACTATTAGAAATCCTTCGATCAAAGAAGAACTATTTGCGGAATTGATTCCTATTTTTGACAAACAAAAAACATTTGACGAGACGACTTGTTTCAACATAGATGACTCGTTTGATACTGTATGGAACAAATGGATAGATGAAACAAGTTGACATTCTCTTTAATCTGTACTATTGTAAGTTATGGTTAAGGAGAATGTCATGACTTTGAAGAAGGGTGAAATGCTTGGTAAGATGCTGGTCATCGCTACTAATGCTCACCAAGGTCAATTTGACAAAGGCGGCGCACCGTATATTCTTCACCCCTTGAAGGTTATGCATTATCTCAAGACGGACGATGAAGAATTGCAATGCATTGCTCTTGGCCATGATGTCATCGAAGACACTGCGGTCACATACCAAGACCTTCGTAGTCAAGGCATGTCTGAACGTGTCATCGACGGTATTCGCGCACTTACTAAGGTTCCGGGCCAAACCTACGATGAGTACAAAGAATGCGTCTTTGCGAATAAGGATGCTATGAGAGTGAAGATGGCTGATCTTCGGCACAACACTGATATTCGTCGTCTTAAGGGCGTTTCTGAAAAGGACATTGCTCGTATGGCAAAGTATCAGATGTTTTATCTTGAGATTCAGGCCCGCTTGCAAAAGGAGTAGATATGGAAGACGATGACTGGGACTATGCCTCCCTTGATTTGATGGAAAGCTGGACTCAAAACATCTATCCAATCACGAGTAACCCCTATTCTGAGGAATTAAAAGACATGCAAAACATTGCCAATGCAGCGGTCAAGGCTCTTGAACGCGGAGACACTTTGGATCAGTTGATCAAGCGCAACCCTTCTTTTAAAAAGTTGTACAAAGAGTACAAAGCTGAACAGGCAGCAATCGATAAGGCGAAGGCCGCGAATGCTGCCCGACTTGAAAAAGAAGCCGGCCGTCGCGCCGCCGAAGTTGCTGCTCGTACAGAAATCGCAGCCAAGTTAACTCCCGAAGAACTGGCTGTATTTGGTCTAAATGAGCAGGGTGCCAAAAAGAGGGCTCCTGTAAAGAAAGTTACTAACGCAAGGACAAGGAGTTATCGGTGAGCGAAGAATCCGAAGAACACATCACTCAAGAAGTCTATGATGAACTTCTTAAGGTTACTGATGCTAAGACCCGCTATAATAGGGACCACAGAGTCGCAATGAAGTCTATGGTTTCTTTGGTTAAGTCTGGGCACGCCGCCTTTCTATTCCTTAGGGATGATGAGTGCCGAGAATGGTGGTCAAAGGAAGTTAAGGCTGCTGCGACAAAAGTAAATAACCGAAAGGAAAAGCGTAGAATTTACGAACTAAAGAAGTCAGCATGGGATAAGCTGTCAGAAAAGGACCGTAAGGCGCTTGGTCTTCGTAAACCCATCGAACCAAAAGGCTAATCTATGGAAGACTTTCTCCTTAGGAATCTTAAAGTAAATGACAGTGTGATTTTTATCGCGCCCGGATCTACTAAGAATTTGGCATTGGGTAGAGTTATCAAGCTTAATCCAAAAACCGTTAGAATTGTCTACAGAGATGACCGATACGATGGAACGCCATGGGCACAATATCAGCCCAGCAGTGAAGAAGCCAATCGGCCATATAAAGAAGTCGTCAAGGTCGATGGACCCGATCTAACTATGTATTTGTTGAAGAAGTAATAAATGGCGGAACTACCTAAACATTATGATCTTCTAGGTAGACAATTGGCAGTCGGTGATTATATCGCCTACCCTGATGGCAATAGTCTAAGACTCGGCACGGTTGACAAACTTAACCCCAAAATGGTTAGAGTTAGCGGGCTAAAACGCACATGGAACGTCAATAAATATGCTAGTGACACAGTAAAGCTTGACGGACCCGATCTGGTCATGTATCTACTTAAGAACTAATAAAGGAAAACAAATGTCTATCGCAGTCGTTGAGCCAGAATCTGATTGGACTGATTCTGATTGGAATGTATTTGAAAGTTCTATCAAGGAACTACTTCATAATAAGCTGGTTACAGTAAAGTTTACTAAAAAGGATGGTAGCGAGCGATTGATGCATTGCACGCTTCAAACTGATCTCCTTCCTCCTCAAGAGATTAAGGAGAATAAGGAACCGCGCAAGAGGTCTGACACCTCGATTGCAGTCTATGATGTGCAAGCTAATGGTTGGAGAAGCTTCACCTATCGTTCGGTTTATAGAATCGAATATGCTGTAGACTGACTTAAAAAGTATAAGTGTTTTTAAACTACACCCTCGTACTAAATACTACTGTGTAGGCCTTGAGAAAGCCGAAACACAAAAGGCTTGACACTATATCAAGTTGGATGTATAGTTAGAACATGAAACGAGAAATTATTAAGTTTGAACCGAAACGCTTGAAGGCACGTGCCGCCGGACTCATTTTGTTCGGCGATACTCCCTTCAAGAACAAAGTAATCGAACCTAATACTCGCTACACGCGCAAAGCTAAGCATCCTAAAAAGGAATGTGACCTAAACCGTTACTAAACTTTTGATTTGTATAGTGAAGTGCCTGAGAGTCTCTATTGTGGAGATTCTCTGATTAACTGATATTTCAGTTAATTGCCAAATGGCCCTACGTAAGGGGATGCAAAACCCGTATCCAAGATACGGTTATCCCATTTATGGAAGGCTGATGGAAGTGCTACTGTATATACCTAACAGACTATCGTTGGTGTGGTATATAGCGGCCCAATTAAGGAAATACTATGTATACTTCTCAAACTACGGCTAGTAAAATGGCCAAACTATGTAAAGTTTTAGCTGTCGCACTTTGCATTTCTTTTTCTTGGCAGCAACTACATGCGCAAGAAGCCGCAAATACTAATCCGGTTCCCGCTCTTAGTCCGGAACAATTACTAAAAGACGCATACGACAGTGCTAAATTCCTGTCAATCGTAGACACCGCAGAAAAAATTAACTATACTAATCGAGAACTGACGTGTCTAGCTAAGAATATTTACTATGAAGCAGGGCATGAGACTCAGGTAGGCAAACTAGCTGTGGCTCAAGTGACTATAAACCGTACTCAAAGTCCTAAATTCGCCAACTCCATTTGCGGAGTGGTACTAGCACCAAACCAATTCAATTGGGCTAGTAATAAAAAGACTAGGTTGTCATTGCCCAAAGGAGCTGCATGGGAAGACTGTTTGAAGGTCGCCCAACAGGCTCTTGATGGCAAGAGGGTTAAGGGCATAGAGCACGCCCTGTACTTTCATGCTAGTGTGGTTCATCCTCACTGGGCACGCTTAATACGCCTTGCTCAAATAGGTACTCAGATTTTCTACGGATAATCATTGACTTTCCCTCGTTTTGATCTTATATTGACGTAAGATTGGAACGAGGGTTTTTTATGGATGAACTGGTAGAATTTACCAAAGAATGCGGAGCCCTTGTTCGTTGGGAAGCTGGCGAACGGCCACAATTTAGCACTGGTGTGTGTGAATCACTCACTTGCGGTTATAGAAAGTTAGATGAATATGGATATTGGGAATATCCTCTATATCCTGCAGAAAAATATTTGGAGATGTTGCGTGATCAATCTAACCGTATTTAAGTGGCTGGGCACTGGATTTACTATTGCAGGAGCAATGGCTACTGCATTTAAGTTGGATCCGCTCAATGTAGTGTTGCTGAATTTGGGTTCTGTGTTTTGGCTTGTCGCTGCACTGCGAATGAAGGAATCTTCACTGATTGCAGTGAACGGTGCCTTGCTCGGCATCTATGTCGTCGGTGCTGCCATTCGTCTCCACATGTTTTAAGGTTTAGTTATGCTACCTCCGATATCTGACGAACAAATGATGTGGTATATTCTTAAGGGGTATACCATTCATGTGGACGTATTCGGAACTCGGGATTGGTTTTTAAACGGGCAACGTCACCGAGAAGATGGTCCTGCGATTGAATATGCGGATGGAAGTCGGGCTTGGTATCTAAACGACCAAAACATGACCGAAGAAGAACACCGAAAACTCACACAAAAGAAAATGGCTAATATCGGTTGACTTCGGGTATGTGTTTTGTTACTATGAATCATAGAGATTGACTCAACAAACGGAGACGTGAAATGGCTTATATGTCGCAAGATCGCAAGCAACAGATCGCCCCTAAGGTGAAGGAACTTCTTAAGAAGTACAATCTTACGGGTTCTCTTTCGGTCGATAATCACTCTACGTTGGTGCTGACTATCAAGTCTGGTAAGATTGACTTTGTTGCGAACCAAAATCGCGTTTGCAGCCAGGAGCTGATGCTTATGAAAGTGGCACGTGGATTCACTCCCACTAAGTCAGCTTACGTTAACCCGTATCACTATCAAGAGCATTTTGACGGCGAAGCCCTCGCTTTTCTGTCAGAAGTTATTCCGGCACTGAATGAAGGTAACTGGAATAAGTCGGACGTCCAATCGGACTACTTCAATGTGGGGTGGCACGCGGATGTAAATATCGGACGGTGGAACAAGCCGTACGAAGTAACTGCGTAAAAACTTAACCCCAACACAAACAAGGAAAACTGAAATGCATACCTATTGGATTCTGGTTCGTAACGATGCCGGCACTAACATTCGTGTCGAGATTCAAGCTAATAACAACTACGAAGCTATTCAGCTTGCTAAGGCTCTTTACGGTCCTAAGCTTTACTCTGAGAGCGCGAACTTCATTCGCTAATGCGTTTTGGGTATGAGAGTCATTGACTTTCATACCCTTCCGTATTATATATAATAATGTGTAATTTTGCACAGGTTCAACTTTTAAAGGTATTACATGACTACTCAACTATTTAAGGTTGTTGGTATTACGGCCCATAACGGCAACGCTAAGGTTCGCTTCACTGACGATATGGTTCGCCGTGTAAAGCAATTTGCTAAGGGCGGCGCCCAACGAACCGACTTTATTGAACTGCCGAACGAAATGAATAAGATCGATGCGCTCAAGCACATGCTTACCCATCCTTCTTATCAATCTGCGGAAGATCAAGCCACTATCAGTGACACTCTCGCTGATAAGGAAAAGGAATCTCGTAAGGGCGAGGTCAAGGTTAAGGCTAAGCCTTCGCTAGACGCCATCAAGAATCGTCCTAAGATCGACACTACGGTTGATGACATTCTCAATGCTGTAGGTTCCGAGTAATGGCTAAGGTGTTAAAGATCGCTGACAAACTGACTAAGGTCAGTGAAAGTGTTACTGTTCACTTCTACGACAATGCTTATATGGTCGAAGTTTCAGGCCACAATAAGAATGATGATTGGGCCAATCTTAAATTGGTCTGTCATGATCTAGATGAAGTTGCTACACTTCTGAAGGAAGCTGATTCTCTTCCTAAGGATTCCTAATATAAAGAAGCCCCGTAAGGGGCTTCTTTTATGGATTGTTGACGGATTTTATGATCCAAAAGTCACTGCTCATGTTGGTATTTTGAATGACCGCATATGGCATATAAAAATACCCATGATCACCCCAATTGGATCCCCAACTGTTTTTCGCAATAAATTGTTGGGTACTATTATTATATCCTACAAGAAGAACCGCATGTCCACCTAAAAGTTGCTCAGTGCGAACGTTAGGATACGGCATTATTCCGGTTCGTGCTACCGTGGTACTTTCAAAGCTACTGTATACATCAAACCCGACCGTAACAGGATACCCGTTAGACAATGCATTGATACACGCACTAAAATCTAACGCTCTCTCGTATAATGTTACTTTGCGTCTCAATCCATCAGATACCGCAGCAGGAGAAGGTGCCTGCTTAAATCTAGTAATATTATAAGGCCAGAGACTTTCTAGAGAAGCACCGTATGTATATGTGGCTCTAATACCGTCGCGTATGTATGCACCACTGTCGTAGCTAACTGTGCCTTCGATAAGACGTTCGTAATAGTAGATAAACAATCTACTTACTTCGGTGCTCTTATTGTTTTTTCTGTTTAGATACTCTATTGCCTCTGCGATGGCGTTTCCGGTACAACTTCCCAATGGACCCTGATTCTCTATTGGTGTCGAGTATGATCTAAGATCAACGGTCGACGGAGTTACGGATGCTATGGGTTTGTAAATATAATCACGAGAATCAGGTAAATCCCGTACCCAATGATATTTGGGAATGGCCATCGGAAGGTTAGCTGGCTTGAACTTTACGGGTGTGCGATTAATTCCCGGATCTTGTGATTGATCAATTACGGGCTGCTTTGTCATTGTGTTATCCTTATAGACCAAATCGTGAGCGATAATAATTAAAGTTTTGGGAGACTTCTGCATCGGTTAAGGCACGGTCGTAGATGTTGACCACAGCTATTTTGGCATTTACTGTTTCATCCAAGTCCCAACGATGTCCAATAAAAAATCTCTGTGTAGGACTACTACCGTTAGGAGCTGCTCCGCCGCCAAAGTTGCCTGGCGCATAACTTACAGCACCGTTGATGTAATCTTTATATTCTGCGGCACCTACTGCCATAGTAATATTGTACCAAGTTGATCCATCGTGTGTAAATGCTGTTGCGACATTGTTGGTAGCAAACTGTCCCTGCCAGTTAGTATCGTACCAGCCTGTTTGTAGATAATCAGCAGAGGCGTTTATTGTAAAGTTAAATTGCGCACCAGTAAATTCATCAGATATTAAACAAGGGGCACCGCCAACTTGACTGGCTGTAAAGTTAAACCATATGTCTATGGTGTAGGTAGGCTGAAATGTGGGCCAAGGCACAGTAAAGTATTGAACCGACGGAGCATCCAATACAAAAGTTCCGCCATTAGTTGAACTCCAGGCTGGCGCATTTGTAGGAACCGCTTGAACGCCATTATAACTATCAACCCAGTTGCCTGACCCTGAATATGTAGCGGCATCAAAATTTAACAGTAACCCATCAGTTACCAATGGAGGTGCTGTGTATATTCCTGCTCCGAGGGTTATTCCAGGTCCAAATGTTATTGCCATTGATTGTCCTAATCGGTACTGTAACAGAACTCACCAGTGGTGGAATTGTAATACACTGCTTTGAATCCTCCGCTGACTAAATTGGCTGTGCTATCACCACGCACAGGTTTCACTGTGAATGTGTTGGCTGTGGGTTGATCTAAGCTACTACCAGTGGCATTCAATATGATTGAATTGTTGCCTTGATTGGTTGCACCAGCACTGGCACCAATGGCCACTGCAAAATTACCTTGATTACTAAAACCAGAACTTACACCAATGGCCACTGCTGAATTGCCCGCGGCACCGGCAGCCGCGCCAATTGCCACCGCGTAGACACCTTGATTGGTTGCACCAGCACCACCACCGATAGCCACTGCTTGTAACCCTTGATTAGTTTGACCAGCAAATGAACCAACCGCCACTGCGTTATTGCCTTGAGTGTCATATCCAGCCAGCGAACCAACAGCCACTGATTCAATGCCTTGGGTGTTCCCACCAGCCGAAGGACCAATAGCCACTGCTGAGTCGCCTTGCGATGTTTGGCCGGCACCTGGACCAAATGATACTGCGTTGCCCGCATTATCTTTTAATACAGCACCGTTTACAAGTGTGACAGTTCCAGTGCTGACATTATTAGCACCAGCGATGTTACCACCAGTTAAAGTGATATCTCCACCTGTGCCTGAGGTAGCAATGTTGCCACCAGTAATATTGCCTGTTGTGCTAAACCCGCCGTCCGAGTTAAATGGTGTTATGTTTGCTGACATTTATGATTCCTAATCAAAAGTTTGGTTGAATTCTACAACATCGAATGTAAAGTAGTATGATCCATTGGCAGCTGTTCCGTTGCCAGTAGCAGTGGCATTGATGAACATGGTGCCGTAGATTGGATCATAGGCAGGAACAATCACCACATCATCTTCGGTTGGATCTGTTTTGAGTCGATTGGTTATGCTGTAAGTTATGTCGCCCGAATCATTTCTGGCGGCAAAAATATCGGCCATCTGCATGTTTTGCGGTGTGCCGGCTCCGTGTTGGATACGCATGGTCATCCGAAATGCCCAGACCTTTGCGTTGTATGCGGTGTAGACCACCTGTGGAGAGCCAAACTGTGGACTCTGTATGATGGTAGAAATTGTAACTTGATTGGTGTTGCCCGAGTTAGGTGATATGATTCTGCGTGTGCCGTATAGGCCCAGCTGCTCACCTTCGTAAGGATTGCCTGGATCATACGTGATTTCTGTACCGATCTTGACTGCGGGCAATATTACCTGACCGGATTCGTTGAACAGCGTGGCTTTTGAGTTGACAGTTAGAGTTATATTTCCCCAGTCACCGTCGCCTTGCCCGGCATTGATTAACACACTGCCGCCCACGGTCGCACAGCCAGTTGCGGTGCCACCATTTAATACCAAGGCTCCACCAGCCGACGGAAGTCCACCTATGCCGTTGGTTGTGCTGCCGCCACTCAAGACCAATGTGCCAGCTATACGGTCAGTATTGGCAGTTGCCCCGGTGATATACATTGGATTGCCAAGATTGTTGCCGATTATGTTGCCCGGCACAGTCAAGTTACCATCGTTGTCAAAGTTCCAAGATTGGGTATTGCCGGTGTTGCCAGAATTGCTTGTGATTACTGTACCAAAAGCATCTATGTTTAGTTGACCCATGTCCTCACGGATGTAAACACTTTGTTCTGCGCTGAACACAATGCCAGCACCTTGGGATACATTACCGGGGCCAATCAAGTTGCCCGTGCCTGTTTCAAAGATCCAAGTTCCGTAGCCATCCGTGCCCACATTGACTACCAAATTACCGTCTGCTGTGGCTATATTGGCATAGCTGTTACCGTTGGCAATGAGATTAGTTGCACCACCACCGCCACCAATGTTGACCTGTGTGCCGTTGGCATAGTTAACAGCGAATGTATTACCAGGTAGTGTTAGATTACCATCATATCCTAAAGTATATGTGTTAGTTCCACCTACTTTAAATGATAGATTAGCATTAAATGGTGTGCTTATAGATGCAGTGTTTCCTAATTCATTAGATGGTAAATATATATTACCGTCTATTCCAAATACAGTTTGATATCCACCTGCATCTATGGTAATGGGTACAATAGGGGAATAACCTGTAATAGTAGCAGTGCCATCTGTAGGTCCTACAAACGTTGTCCAAGTAGATGAATCTACGGGTGTGCTATATGTATTATCCGTAAAGATATTAAATGCGTTAAACCAAGACGCCTCATAATACCAAGTACCTATCGCTTGAGTAGTTGAATTAACATTGCCAATTACAACAGTACCTCTTTCTGCATAATTAAAAGTATTACCGCTGAGTGTTACATTACAGTTTGGTCCTATACTAATACCGGTTATGGAATCATTTATGTCTATCTGCGTAGGTATACCACCAGTAATAACTCCACCGCTCACTGCTAGATTGCCAGGAAGATTGAGATTTCCTGAACTAGTCAATATTGCGCTATACGCACCGTTGCTTAAACGATCAACTGATAGTCCGGTACCTCCTAGCAAAGCGTCAAAAATAATAGTTAATCCAGTAGCATTTCCGTCGGCGTCATTCGGTAATACAGCATTAGTACTGTTTACTACTAGATCGGATTGCGGGTTTAAGAATGGTAAACAACTGAAATAGCTGTATTCCCATAGATCAGCTCCGCTGTTAAGAACCTGATTGACCGTGTTCCATCCGTCCGCATATCCTGCACCATTCTCACTGTTACCAAAATTCGGAGTAGACATGAATACAACACCTGTTGTGTTGTGTTCTGCTATATTTGCTGTTATAGTAGCAACGTTGCTGGTTGGGTTTACTTGATTGCTGTATTGTGGACCAGAACTAGTCCATGGATTGTTAAGATTTACATTTTGATAACTAGAAACTATAGTACTTTGATCATCTACATTTATGTCAAAGCTAATAGTAATGACTCCCGAAACAGGAGTAGCGCTGTTGTTAATAGCGTACCATATTTCACTCTTTTGCCCACATAATGTAGTTGGGTCAACGTAAGAACTTCTTTGAATCCAGGTTAACCCTAATCCAGTAATACCAGTAATACTTGCAACTGCATTTCCCCCGGAATTTCCGGTTTCACATGCACTGGCAACAACAATCACTGATTGGGCGCCTGCGGTATATGATACCGTAGTTAAGTTGCCACTTGACATCTGTCCAGTAGCTGACCCTTCAAGGCTAGGATTAGAAGTACCAAATATATGCCCAGAAAGATTAATGTTGTTTACAGTTAGATTGCCTGCCTGAATATTGTTGGCGCCGATAATATTTCCGCCGCCCACAAAATTAAGACTGCTTCCGGTACGGGATAACTCAAGTTCGTTGTTTGAATCGCTTATTCTACCAAAGATATTTTCTGTCAAGAATCCGCCGGTACCGAATATGATGTCCTTAGTTGTACCCTGAGAACCTGTTGCCAACACTAAATTGCCGCCACCTATAGCTGGGGCCTGATCCGGAAGATAGGCCTCAGCAAACAGATAACCATCACCTGAACCAGTTATAGTATAATTGGCGTCACTGAAGAATGAGCTAGTAAAGCCCACATCGACCCAACCCCCAGCGTCGTTGCCGTGATGCCCGTAAGCGACCCAGTCAGCAGAACCGATATCTGCTACGTTGGTGATAGCTGCCTGTACATATGCAGAACCATTATCACTTATTACAAGTGTGGCGTTTTGTAATGATGCTGCTAGTTCGCTTGCACCCGATCCAATTGTAACTACATTGCCATTGAAATCTGCATTGCCAGGCGCTGTTAAGTTGCCATCGGTGCCGAACGTCCAAAGGTTAGTGTTGATTGTAGGGAAATACGTTCCAGTAGGAGGAACACTACCTAAAGGAGGATTAGTATTCCACTGAGTTAATGGATTAGTCAATGTTCCGATGTTCACATAAAGTGCTTGACCGAATCCTGGGGTCCAAATTCCCCACTCCGTATCAAAAAGTATATAAGGATCAGTAGCTGGATTGTAACCCGCCGGATACCAACTTGGCGTTAGCTGATTGAGGTCTCTTATGTACGTAGTGTTCACCGTTGCAAAATCAGCACCGCTGATAACTATTGTAGTTGGTGCAACCGAAACAAAATCAGTTGATTGAATACTAACTGACCCGTTTGCATTTACTGATACATTTGCGTTATTATCTCTTCCAAGAATTAGATTTTCACCGTTACCTGCAATGTGAATATCTGGACCGATAGTTAAGTATATATCCAAAAATGCACCTGCATTGTTGGGATTAGGCTGTAAATGTAAATTACCAGTGCCAATGATGTTAATATCATTGAATGTAACATTACCTGTGTTACCACCTCCACCGTATGGGACACCATTTGCATAATTGATTGCCACTTCACCATTACCTGGAAGAGTCAAGTTACCTGCATGATCAAATACCCAACCTGCAGAACCAAAGCCCATACCCAACTGTGTCGAGATAGTTACACTATTTGAACTGTCTATTAATAAAGTATTGATAAATGGCGAGGGCAATAAGTTAGCAGTATTACCTAACCAACCCAAGAAAGCTTCTCCGGAATAACCCGGCAATGATATACCACCGATGTTCGCATCATCACTCTGTGGAGCAATTAACAGACTGACATTAGGACCCTCATCACCAAATTGCCATGCTAAACCGGAATTACCGGGATCAGGATTTATTGTAATAAATCCTCTAGTACCATTGATATTAGCATCAAGGTTTAGGTTACCAGTAACAGTTGCATCAACTGTTGCTAAAGGACCATAGATAGTAGCTTGCTCGGCAGCAAAATTTACAGTGTTTAATTGTGTGTTGGGAGAATCCCAGGTCAATGACGGGCTTCCACCAAATAGACCAGAATCATTAAACTGAATCTGAGAGTTTGCTCCGCCCGGATTGCCGTTTCCTGAACCACTTTGAGCAGTCCACGATAGATTACCATTACCATTAGTCTGTAGAACATATCCATTGTTCCCGCCCGGAATCCTAACAGTACTGACATCAACGACTGACAAGTTAGCTAGTGTACCAACACTGGTTATGTTTGGTTGCGCGGCGTTAGTTACTGATTGTGCTAAAATTGCTTGGCCTGCCGGCGGAAAATATGATCCACCAGCACCACTAAGAATTAGATTCCCCACAATTTGAAGATTAGCATTTTTAGTAGTCGGGGTACCTGACATATCAACCACAGGGAATAGAGAGGTGTAACTGAGATTAGACCCTATGTTGTTAAGACTAGTAATTTTTATGCTGGAAATCATATTTGTTTGTTCCTATTATCCGAATGTAACGCTATTTTGGCCAACACAGAACCATTTACTATTTACGTACTGCAGGGTACATCCTGCACCTACAGCAGCAAATGTTATGGTTCCGGATCCGCTAGCTTTCCAACCAGCAGTAGCGACTGTGATGACCATATCTCCGCCGTGTGTTACCATCATAAATGTCTTAATCTGTCCGGCTGTTCCAGCAGCTAATGTAGCAGTGCTTCCTCCGGTCGTGCTAAAGTAACTTGCCGTGACGGCTAGATTTGCAGCAGAACCATTAGTTAAATTCTCGCTACTGAATCCAATTGGAGACTCAACGTTAATCGTACCGGCTGATACTATTGGACTACTAGTTACATTCAAGCTGTTGCTAGATAGTCCAACTGAAGTAACGGTTCCACCTGATGCAGTAGCAGAAATAGTGATATTTCCATTACTACCAGATGCAGTAATTCCGGATCCTGCTGTGATTCTAGTTACGCCGATGTTAGTAACTGTGATACTACCGTTAGTAGTAATTGGTCCACCGTTAATCTGAATGCCCGCGCCGGGTGTTAGCCCTACGCTAGTTACAGTTCCAGCTGATGCCCCGTTAGATGCAGATGTTACTCTACCGTAGGCATCAATAGTTAGTATTGGATTAGAGTATGTTCCTGCATTCGCGCCGGTCGTTGCTAAATCTATAGTGATATTCCCACTAGATACTATAGGAGTATTGGTAACTACTAATCTAGAAGTAGAAATAGGTGTTATACCTATTGAGGTTACAGTACCTATTCCGCCTCCTCCGCCAACGAGCGAGATAGTAATATCACCGGTCGTTCCAGTTAACTGAACGCCAGAACCCGCAGAAAGAGAAGTAACACCAGTGTTTGTAAAAGTGACGATACCATTAGAAGAATCAGTAGTTATGTTTATAGCACCACCGGACGTAAATGTATTATACGGGCTCGCACAAGCAAAAAGTGTGGTGAAGTTGTTGCTAGCTTTAGTAAAAGCTGTATATAGTGAATCGCTACCTACCGACTCGTTAGGTAGACCAATATTTATTGATTCTTTTCCAGATATACTCATTTTCAATCCTTATGATGTATTTATCAATAAGGATCGAAAGAATTGTCCGTATCTCAGTAAAATTCATTCTTTACGTGCGGAGTAAATCCTAAATCTATGACGACTGGGCTACCTTTGTAGATTCCCCAGTTACTAGCACGGGAAAAATCACCCAAAAGAATGTTACTGCTGCTAGCCAAGGTCGCAAGTTCGTCTACATAGTGCATAGTAGTCTCTATGTCTTCTTCAGTGGCGCCCCTTTTAGTCATCCAACTTTTTGCCTCTATTGGATTTAATGACCTATACCGGTCCTGTCCTGATTTATTTTCCGCAACTGCTATTAAGTTACGAAGGCCTAAAGTAGAGCACCTCATTAACTTGCATAGTTTTGCTTCAGACGCTTTTTCTGCCAACTCAGTTTGAATCCAGACCGGCTTATGATTCTGCTTGTCATAGTCGATAAGAGGAATAACAATGTCTAGTTGTCCAATGTATCCATCTTCTAGAATATCTACCTCAGCTTCATTCTGTGCCATGCCTTTAGCGTTCTTTGCAATCTTTAGAACAGTAGGTCTACCTTGATATTCAATAGTCATCGCTACACGAGCAGAACCAGTGCCTAATCGTTTGGCACGCTCTAGTGCATACGCCAATCTACTTTTGAAGGATTTAGCTTTTGGTTTTTCTGGAGTAGGTCTGGTACTAAATTCGTTTGGGTCCCAATCAGAAGGAAGCGGTACCTCCATAAGATTTTTTTCAAAGATGAACTCATTTGCTCTCATAGTGACTTACCCCACCTGGTGTTAATCACATTCCAGTTGATGATCTTCCAAAGTTCGGTAAGATACTTTTTCTTATCTGAGCCATAGTCAAGCACAAATGAATGTTCCCACCAATCTACTAACAGTAGAATGTCATCGCGCACTTCATGGTTCTTGATTGTTTTGATTTTGCCGTCGTAGGCTAGGTAGATCCAACCGGATCCATGAATCTTCATGGCTTCTTCTAAAAAGTCAGCCTGAAACTTGCGATAATCACCGAAATGCTTATTGATAAAAGTAAGCATAGGCCCGTTCGGTTTGTTACCGACTCGCACTGCTCTGAATTGAGTAAACCATAAGTTATGTAGGAAAACGCCCGCATAATTAAAATCGGGGTCACCTTCTTTGTCATTGAATCTTGTTGCGTAGCCTTTTGCCAACTTCTCATAATGCAGATTAAGGGTCTCTCCGCTCATGACGGGAGACACTTCTTTGACATCGAAGTTTAGTGCAATAATTTCTACGTCTTGAGGTTTTGATTTGTCCTCGAGGATGGTAATATACTCACGCATGAGTATATTTATCGTTACTTGCGCCGAACTATTCTTCCTCGTGTAAGATCATACGGAGTTAGCTCCACGTCGACCTTATCACCCATAAGTATGCGAATTTGATGCTGTCGCATCTTACCTGCTAGATGACTAAACACAATTACACCGTTATCAAGCTTTACTTTAAACGTTGCATTTGGTAGTACGTCTATAATTTCTCCTTCCACCTTAATTGAATCCTGATTTGCCATAATTTATTTCTTTAGTATAGACCATATCGACTCCTTTTCGATAATCTCTTTTTCTAGCTCACGATACCTATCACCGAGAGCCTTAAGTTCTTCCCACTTTTCTTCTAGTTGTGGATTTGGGTGAAGAATAGCTAAACGAGCTTCAATATCTTCTAGTGTTTTAATAAGGTATTTTCCTTTAATTGAAACCTTACCCTGAAAGTCTGCGTCGACCGAAACAGACAAAGTTGAACTTGGTGTAGAAACCGTATACGGACTTGATGTCGCAGTAATAGTAGAAGAATATATGCTAGGTGACCAATTAATTCCGTAAGTGGTTCCGTTGGTTACAGAATATCCGCCGGTAGTAATAGTAGAATTACTGAAAGTTGTAGCCATTCCTATAGGATTGTTGTTCATATTATTTAACCCATACGTCTGTGTAGGGCTGGTCACTTTAATACTGTTCAATATACTATCTAACCTAGAAGTAAAAATACCGTCATCGGTTTCTTCGCTCATTTGCTTGCCTTTTTAAGAAATATTTGGCCAGAATCATCGATGCCGATTTCCACGTCATCGCCCTCTTTCCAACCTAATTGTTTTAATAATGGAATAGGTAGCGGAATGATGAGGTCGCCCGTCTCAGCGTCCTCTTGTGTGATTACCTCATACCTTACGCCGTTTGAATTTTTTGAAGTAGTCATTCGCATCCCAAGGGTTGCGAGAATATATTATTGGGTGTCATTATGATATTTATTCCGAACATGAGCAACTGTCACAGTTACCGCATCGCTTAGAGTCACATGAAGAACAGTACCAGCCCTTTTCAGTGTGAACTACAGTATTTTGTCCGCATTTACCGCATCGTTTTCCGACAGGTTTTTTGGGTTGTTCTATCTTAAATACAGGTTCAGTGGTCACTTACTAGTTTCCTTAAAAGCAGAGCAAAGACCACTCACAACCTTATCCAACCTATCTTCGTCAGCCTGATACTTGATTCCGATTCCGCCGGCAGCAATCCACTTTCGAATATTTACGCCATAGTCATCGATGAGTATGTTTGGAGTACCGTCCTTCTGAACAGCGTATTTGGCCTTATCATGATCAAATATAACATGTTTTGGTTTCACCGTTATATTCTTATTCAACCATTCGCGCTTTCCCTTGATACTACCGTCCCGATCAAAGTTCAGTGGGCTACTAAGAATGTCGTAGTCACCGGCAAACTTCTTTACTATTTCCAGCAGTTCGTTTGAAGTGGGGAAAACACCGATGCTTTTAAACAGATGAAATGCGTTGGAATCTCTGAAAAATGTTTCCCATTGATCAGGAGTCATTTCATTGTAATGTTCTACGTCGTGAAGATCACCTGCGTAACCGAATAGATCAGCTAGTACGCCATCCATATCCACAAATACGGTTGGTTTACCCTTGTCTAATTGCTTACTTTCTATTAGTTCTATGATCTTCATAGATTATATTTATTCAAACTTACTAAATATTACGTATTATTACATGAAGAATCTTTGATGTCAAGGATCTTCATAGCCAAAAACAATAAGGAAAACAAATGGCTCTAATAGACACAGTAATGAACATATTTATGAAAACAACAAAGGACCCAAATGCTCCTAAGCCACCTCCCGGTTCTCGTTCAGAACGTGAGGCAAAAATTAAGGACAAAGCAGGCATGGTAATCAACGTGTTTGCATTACTGCTTGCAGTAAATGCCTGGTACGGAGGAAAGTTGAGTAGCACAGTAATGAATAACACTATCGCTGCGAATGACGTTTGGAATTTTTATGAGGCTAAGTCCATTAAGCAAACACAGTATGAATTAGCTGCGCTACAGACACCTAATAAAATTCTTGCTAAGCAATGGCAGGATAAGGCTGCTAGTTACGAAAGCGATCCTAAATCCGGCGAGGGTAAGAAGGAACTTATGGCTAAGGCAAACAAGCTAGAAGCAGAAAGAAATGAAGCTAAAAAACGCAGTCCATGGATTGGTTTTGCGGGTACTGCATTCCAACTAAGCATTGTTATTCTTTCAGCGAGCATCCTTGCGGTTAGTATGGATTTGTTTTGGGGTAGTTTTATTGTAGCAGGGATTGGTGTAGTGTTGATGACACAAGGTCTATGGCTTTGGATGCCATTCTAACACGAATCAGTGCCTAGTACGATTACGACTTTTTCTAATAGGTACGTAATCTTTGTTTGGAATAGGTGATCTGTCGGGGATGATGTGATGAAAATCAATTGCATCGTCCCCGAATTTTATCATAGCATATGCTATAATCTTATCCGCATCGTCATTATCACTGAATCCTATGATAAGATGCCCTAAAAAATGAACCTTTGTTTTGATATGCTTTTTGAGAGTTACATCTGTAAGGATATCAGTAAAATCGTTTGACTCTCTATGAAACAGTATCTTCTTCATTTACTTTTTCCAAACTAAAAATGCTACGTAGTCTCGTTCGGACTCAAATAGGAATTCAAATTCTTCATACATATTATTGCGAGCATGGTCGAATCCCCATTCTGCTTCACAGTTACGTTTACACCATTCTACAACGTGTTTTAATTCTCCATATGGAATAGTAACGTTGGCGCTATGAGCAGTCGGTACATTGATAGACATTAATACCTCCTTGGGTCAAAAATTTTAAGCCACTGTCATCTCTGTATTTTTCTTTATAATAAACAGTGGAAATTTTGGCTTGATATATGAGCTTCGCACAGTCGATACAAGGTGCGTGTGTACAAAAAAAAGTAGCACCTTCACTAGATTCCGTACTACACGCTACCTTGCTAATTGAATTTGCTTCGGCGTGCAGTACTTCTGGACGAGTTTTGAGGGTACCGTCCTCTAGTGTAATCTCGCAGTTATTGTCCCAACCGGCCGGCATACCATTATAACCAGTAGCAATAATTTGGGAGTCACCTTTAACTATTACGGCTCCTACTTTCAATCGTTTAGCATAACTGAGTGTAGCAGTTAGTTCAGCAAACTCCATAAAATACTTTATAAATTTAGGTTTCATGTCTTGCATCGTTCATTGTGGTGTTTATAAAAATTAGGACTCTCGTTCGCTGTCATACCACATATATTGCATGTGACCTGTTTAATCGAAACCGGCTTTTTATTTGGATTTGTCTTGCAGTTATCCATATGCCACCTTTTCATATTTTTATAGTCTCCGGTCTTACCGCAGTGGGAACAAGTGAGTACAGTGGTATCCTGCGGCCGCAATCGCATAGCCTCTTTATGTAATTCTGATTTTTTCTTACCTTTAAGTGATTCACTGATTTTTAATGCCGCCACTGCGATCCTAGCATCAGTGTGTTTTGTTTTTCCGATATGCCAACTTTGATTATTAGGATTGTTTAACCTGGATTCTGTCCTACACCTAATATGTTTTTCTGATTGTTTTCTACCTCTCATTTTCTTTTTTTGCGAATCAATGCTGTGTTTTGACTTGTGGTGCCCTAACGTCCCGTCGCCGCCTAATGTCATATTATAACCATTAGAGTTTTCCGAATAGAAATAGGAGTTGTATTCTACAATAAACCAGTTTTCCATAACTTTCAGTGTATAGTCTCCGTCTTCCGATTCATATATGACCTCCCATATAAAGTTTTCCCAACCATATTTTCGTATAGCATTATAGAACACAGTTGATCTTTCTGCGCCGCGATTAGCATTGTGTTTGTGTTGGGCCTTCCTGCGCGGCCACCTCGAATCGAAGCCTATATAAACCTTTTGATTCACTGTGTTAGTTGCTTTGTATATAACATAACTTCTTCATAAACCTATTTATCGAAGGTTATGGGACTAAAAATTAACCTAATCCCAAAGCGAACGGTAGTATGTGGCAAACAAATCCAATCCTTCTTGGATTCGATCCTCATGCATTTGTGCACCGACATAATCATGCCAATGCTCTCCGGTATTCTTTAATCGGTAAGTTGGTGAAGATTTTCCGGTAGTAGGATCAGTGTAAGATTCAACTTTTTCCCATTCTAGAGACAGATCACCATGATGATATTTGTCTTCGTAATCTTCGTATGCGATCTGTTGAAAAGACCAGATCATCTTGTCTAGTGTTTCTTCCCACTTATCGCAATTTTTTTGAAAGACTTCATCTTTGTCTTCCTTCATGAAATCGAAAACTGCTTGGTTGGAATAATCCTCACAAGACTCGTCTATAAATTCACCGGGTACACCGTGTTTAGTTTGCTTTAGCTGTATAAGCGCAGGTAGGATAATGAGGGCTAGAGTATGATCTAGCCCCCAAGTGTCGAATTTATCTATTTCGATACTAATTTTGCGGTGAGCGTTTTTTAGGAATTTTCCCAGACTAACTTTCATTGCTTACTGATTTTGCCTTTCCGTTAATGAACCAAAATATTTTACTCGATCCAATGTCCGTAGGATAAGTAACGAACGCTAGGTTTATCCGTCTAGTATTTGACAGTTCTGCTGCAAGCCCATCGATTGTGCTTGATTGACCTAAAAAGGCCTTAGTTTCTTTATCATAAAGATAATAGTTTCCTGACTCATATTCTGCAATGCAGAACGGAAAAGAAGACTTTCTCTTGATAAACTGATCCAAATTTTTAGTGAGTTCGGCCGTTAGCGCGGATCTAGTGCCGAGATAGTATCCGGCACCCAAACAGACCAACGCTAACAAGAGAAGTGCTGCATTCATGATAATATTTATCCTTACCACTCAGGTCCAAAGACAGCCCCGTACATTAACTCAACTTCCTTGTCAAGCAAGATTCGGTCAAACTGATCAGTCATAGTCAGTTTACCAGTACTTTCAGTGAGACGCACTACCTTACAATCGTAGATGTCGTCTAATTTTGCTTCCCAGATAATCATAGTTAAATCTCCAAAAACTTGAGTTGAATGCAATATAACAAACAATAGCAGATGAGTCAACAAAAACGGACTAAATAAAGATGTAGTTCGCGGATCTAGGAAATCCCAACTACTCTAACGCTATATAGGAGCATCAGCATGACTATTTATTTGTACAAGAAGACCCACAATAAAACCGGCTTACAATATCTTGGTAAGACCGAAAAGGATCCATATACCTATTGTGGTTCTGGTACTCGCTGGTTAACCCATCTTGATAAGCACGGCACTGACTTAACTACAGAAATCATCAAAGAATGTGCTACTAAAGAAGAAATGACTTACTGGGGCTCCTACTACAGCGAACTCTGGAATATTGTAAAGAGTGATGAATGGGCTAACCTAAGACCAGAAACCGGCGACGGAGGAGACACGAGCAAAACGGAGAACTTTAAGAAATGGATTCCCCGTATGGTTGAGGAAAATAAGCTACGCAGATGGTGGAACAATGGAACTAACCAAGTGTTTGAGCAACTACCACCAGATGATAGTTATGTTCCAGGTAGATTACAGTTTAACAACCTTGGTGCCAAAATAGGAACTGATAGACAACGAGGAAAGGTTTGGATCAATAACGGGAAGCATGAAATGATGGTTCATGGTAATGGCATTCCCGCCGGATATACCGTAGGGAGATTATCATCTCCTAAGAAGAACAAGCCCAACTTACACGCAGCCGGTACTAAGTGGTGGAACAACGGAATCAAATCTACTATGGCAAGAGAATGCCCTGGACCCGAATGGACCCGAGGCAGACTTTAATCTCTTGACCAGTTGACACCGTCAAACTTCTCCGGCATGTTATCCAAATCAATGAATCGTAGCTTGAAGTTTGCTGCGTTTGGTTCGTGCCCTGCATAACCTCGAGGGTTAGCTACGACAAAGGTATCACCCATATAGTAACTATGAGGATTATGAACATGTCCCAAAGTCCACAGGACTATCTGAGGATGATCTAGGATGAACTCTGACAGGTCGCTATAGTAGCCACCGTTCATCCAGGTGTCCTTCTTATACATTTCATGAATGCTAAGCGATGTAGGAGCATGGTGTCCAACCACCACATACTTCTTAGTAGCATCACTTTCAACCACCTCCTGAATGTAATTCAGTGTGGCTTCGTGATGCAGCACAGCATCCAATGGGCTGAACCTAGCATAGTTACGCCGGCTATTACGAATGATCCTAAAATCATTCATCATACCCTCGATGACATGCATAGTAGTAGGATCACGCTTGTTCATGTTTGACCAAAGTGTTCCGCCCACAAATGTAACATCGTCAATTACAACGGTGTCCATGTCAAGAAAGTGAATGTTAGGATAGTTCGTAAATTCTTCACGCAGCCAACCATAAACATCAGGATAGGGACCATGATAAAACTCGTGGTTGCCCGCCACATATACCACATGCTCATATTCATCACTCACATGCTTGAAGAACTCACGATACCTTACAGCGCCGCCTTGGTTTCTGCCAGGCTTCATCGCATCTTCTGGCACAGGCTTATCGATGGGATGATCATGTAGTGAGTGAGCTACACAGATATCGCCGGATAGGATCAGAACATCGGCCCCGTCGGTGTTGGTAAGGGTGATGGGCGCGATCTCCAAATGAAGATCCGATGCCAAAGCTATCTTAATCATTTATTATACTCCTATCAATCTAAACATATTATCATAGGAGTATTTGAGTGTCAAGCAGTATGCCTGTGTTCCTCACAGAGAGTACGAAACCAGGGTCCGTCGGAGCCATCGCCGGGACTTCCGCAAACCTCACACATGACACCGGACATGTTTTCAGCCATATCAACTAGTCCACGAATGTAATTGTCCCCGCCGCAATAATAAAATCGCAGAGTACCAAACTTTTCTTTGACTTGCGTGGCTACAACTTGTTCAATCGGATCGGGAATGGTTCGAGGTTCTTTGCCCCAAACATCCGCCCAGTTTTCCCAATTGTTATTTTTTGCGGTTTCTAAGTCAGCATTAAACTTGATAGTCCAATCTATGTCGCGTTGAACCTGATCGATATGATTTTGAATGGATATGCACAACATATTGATAATAGGATACCATCCATCATCAATGTCAAATCCCCAGCACATCGAGGTCTGATCCATTGGTCCATTCCGATCCTTAAAGATCAACGGATACTTCCTGCACAGTTCTTCATCTAGGTCTTTTTTCATGGTGAAATCTTAACTCCCAATGCAATGCTCAATTGCTTAGCCAATCGAAGGGCACGCAGTTCTCCTTGCCAAACAAAGTCAGCCACAAACACTCCGTGCTAATAAAGATTTAGTTACTAAAAATAGTAGAGAAGGTCAGCGCCGCATTCGGGCGATTTCTTCCATTTGATTCTTGTTGATTACCGGAACTGCATTAGATTTATGCATAGTTGCGATGCCAGTAATCAACGTGCCGGTGTACTTATTTTCGGTCCTCGCAGCGACTGAACCCACTTGATCGCCGTAGGATGGAATCTTAGGACTTTGTCGAATGTGTGACTTAGCGTAGAGAGGTTCTTCAATGATTTTGGGTTGGTACTTAAGCTTACCCTGACGATAAGCAATATATTCATCTACAGTGCGTTCCTTGAGGCCCAAACGCTTTCGTTGCTTGTTGTGTTCACGAAAGTCAGTAGCAACTTTAGCATCAATGGTCACACCTTTGCTCTTACGCTTCTTAGAAGAAATCGTAGAATAAGCAGGACCGAGTAGATGCATAGTCATTGAAATACTCCTTAGTCGATTATTGATTGTATCAAAGCGGTTGGATATTGTCAATCCTTAAAGTGGTCCAGCCAAACCGCAATAACCGTGTTCACCCTCGCTTACAACGGTTTTTCCGTTAGCAACAAAGGCCACTAGCTCATCCTGAATCCACCTCCAAGCCATACAACGTCCACCTATACAATGTGTGCCAGCCGGCGTAACTGCGGAGTCACCTCGGTTGTATGAGCCATGTGAATGATACTTCGCTGAATGCGGGCACCACTTATCCATTGCTTCCTGTTCAGTCATGCATTTTCCTTAAAATGGAATTTCGTCATCATCGTCATTCTGATGCTTTACGGGATTTGACTTGATAAAGATGTAGTCCCTGATGATTGGACCGCCGTGGTTATCTACTTGTTCTTGAATCCACTGCAGTGGCTCCTTCATTAAATAACCACTGTTCAAATTTCATATTCTGATTGGATTTTCTATTAGCATGAGCGTATGATTGCCTCCATCCAACTTTGGCACCGCGCAACTCCGATGCATTTGGATAGTTTTCTTCCAACCAGGTTAACCAAATTCGATCTAGTGTTTTTGGACCGAGATATGCTGGCGTAACCTTCATGACTCGACGTGCTTACAAGTTTTTCGAAAACTGAATCCAGGACATGTACAAGTGGATTTACCATTTTCAGTAGTGACAATGTATGTACTACCTTTAGATCCTTGAACGATTTTGGTCACCTTATCAGACTTTGCTGGCACGTAGTCAGTCACCGCCCCGTTCACCTCAACAATGTTTTCACGCAGAATACGCCGCATGGGAAAGTGGGGGATGCCAGAAGTAATACCAATTTCTTCTGCACTCTGCCAGGATTGACGAACAATCGTGCCCGTATATTCGACAAACTCCGGGATCACGATATGTTTGGCAACACGATCACGCGAAGCCCAATACGGGTTGCGAACCTTAATCGTGACGCGACTGCCTTCAGCGAGCATGTCCATTTTTACACCATAGCCGCTTCGGCGGCTTCAAAGATGTTGATACAATCGGGCTGTTCTTTAGTCGTGAATTCATACCACAGCCCCAGATTCACATTTTCGTACTGACCTTCTTCGGCCCGCTCACGAATACCGCATTCAAGGTCGATGACATGCTTGCCTTTAAGAATGTCACAAATGCCCCAATGGTTAGTTTTCACGTCACCGTAAAACACAATAGCACGAACGAACCCGTTATGCTCGCCGGTGCGTTCGTCGCTGCAACGTTCGTAAGTGAGAGCAAAGTCGGTCATCTGTCAGCTCCTTCAATCAGCTTGTGATTCTTTATAGCTAATTGAGAAACGGGTGTCAACCGAATTTATTGTTTGGTGCAAATATATTCTTTAGGTGCAAGATATATCATTTGCGAGTCTAATGCTGCTTTCACCTGATCCTTAGGCATCATGTGATACGGATCCAGTTTCTGTTCGTAGATGCTACGAATAGCTGCGTTACAGCTAGCCAACGTAGAGTAGCTACCCATTGAAGTATGCATAGCCAAAGAAATCAAAAAATACATTGTTTTACCTCATCAATAAAAAATAAACTAACAGTTTTTCGTCGTCAAATACAAGATACCAAGGGGTTGCCCCGTACCTCGTAAATCTCCAACCCTTACCGCCTATGCTTTTTGCAGTGTAGTGAGTGCGCGGCCCAACATGCTTAACTAACCACTGAATGATATCCTCATTCGGAACACATTCTATTTTGGTCGCGCACTCACTCATGTTTAATCGTTGGAGTTGTAGTTGGTAGACTTGAACATGAGGCTGAACAGAACCATCAGACCCCAAGCTTGCATCCAGCCGATCGGCTTAGCAAAGGTTACTGCCGGAACTAGACATCCGTTCCAAAGCATCATCGCGGGCCAACTAAGTAGAATACCTAGAATAAGAGCGACAACAAACAAAACCAAAGCCTTGATAAGAGCTTCCATAGTATTTTTCCTAATTAAAGTTTTTCATGATGAAGGTCTACGCCTTCAGAGTAGTACCCGTTTGACGCGCCCAACCACCTAACATCTACAAATCCCTTAAAGGTAGCGAATTTGTAGAAGGTCCAGGTGCACGATTCTCCTTCATAGTCCGGAGATTCGCCGTTGACTTCTGCGGCGACGAGCAGAGGCCAAAGTTCAAGGTCTTCCAAATCTCCCCAGATTTCCTCAATTCTGACAGTTTCACAACAATCTTGAACATGCGTAAAGGTGTATCTCTCCTCGGCATTTTCAAAAACCATACAATCATCGTCAGCGTAAACCTTAGTAAAGATTTTGCCGACCATATCACTTACATTAGGAGACATTTACCTTCAATCCCAATAGAGTGTTGCAGGCGGTATTTTCATCGGGCCAGAAATGCTTGCATTCACCGTCCACTTGATATTGGTTGAATTCGGCAAGAACCGCAAAGATAGAGGTATAACGTTCCTTAGCCATCTTAATGAGAATAGTGTGAGCCCTGTCCATCGTCATTTTGATTCTCACATCGACCAATAGCTTTCCCGACTGGGATCACAACATCCGGGAGTGTTCGTCGGGATTTGAATTTCCTTACCAGTCATCAGATTGCGAACAGTCTTCATGCCGACCACCTTGTTGTGATAGTCTTCATTGCTCGCATAAGCATACTGAACACTGCCAGCGTTACGGTTCATGCAAGTGCGTCCGCGCTTGGCGCCAGTCTCGTCTTTGTAAGACTTGCTCAGTTGAGTCGAAGCGATGTGATAGACGATGTACGACATTGCAAGTTCCTCGTGTTTGTGTGCGAGAGCACCGTTGCTCTCTATGTTCTGAATATACAGATATGGATATCCGAAGTCAACCGATATTAGCCATTTTCTTTTGAGTGAGTTTTCGGTGTTCTTGTTCGGTCATGTTTTGGTCGTTTAGATACCAAGCCCGATTGCCGTTCTCCCATTCAACCGCCGGGCCGTCTTCTCGGTGACGTTGCCCGTTAAGATACCAATGCCGATCGCCGTTCGCATATTCAATAGCAGGGCCGCCTTCTCGGTGACGTTGCCCGTTAAGATACCAATGCCGATCGCCGTTCGCATATTCAATAGCAGGGCCGCCTTCTCGGTGACGTTGCCCGTTAAGATACCAATGCCGACCGAAGTTCGCATCTTCAACCGCCGGGCCGCCTTCTCGGTGGTATTCTCCGTAGCGATACCAATACCGAGTTCCATCCGCATATTCAACCGCCGGGCCGTCTTCTCGGTGACGTTGCCCGTTAAGATACCAATCCCGAATGCCGTTCGCATATTCACACGCCGGGCCGTCTTCTCGGTGAAGTTGTCCGTTTAGACACCACTCCCGATTTCCGAATACGTCCACGTTAATAGTATACCCCTTAAGGATATACCACATCTTTTGTTCGCCAGATAGCGGCGGTAGCATTTCAATAGATCCTAAACAGATAACTATTAGTACCCTTGCTGAACCAAATCTCCACGACCAAAGCGGACAGCGGATCGTAGAACAGTTCGTTCTTCTCGCTAGTCTTTAGGTGATTAGGAAAATCAGGATTATCAACCTGCTAGTCGCGCTTAGTGACGATCTTATCGATAAGCCCGTATTCCAAAGCTTCTTGGGCAGACATAAACTTATCGCGGTCCATGTCACGCTCAAAATCTGCATACGTCTTTCCGGCAGAGTTATGTTCGACGTAGATTTCAGTCAAACGCTTCTTGAGATAGGTGATCTCCTTGTAAGAAATCTCGATATCACTTTGCATTCCGCGGGCGCCACCAGATGGTTGGTGAATCATGTGACGAGCGTTCGGAAGCATAAATCGCTTTCCAGCTGCACCTGCCTGAGCAAGCAATGATCCCATCGAGCAGGCCTGTCCCATCACGATAGTGGAAACATCAGGCTTGATGAACTGAATAGCATCGTAGATCGCCATGCCAGCAGTAACGGAGCCACCTGGCGAGTTTATATAGAGCGAAATGTCAGCAGAAGAATCTTCGGATTCTAGGTAGAGCAATTGCGCTACGATAAGGTTAGCCATTTGATCATGAACTTCACCCTCCAAAAGAATCACTCTGTCTCTGAGAAGGCGCGAATAAATGTCATAACTTCTTTCGCCACGGCTGGTTTGTTCAAGTACGATTGGAACGAGACTCATTTAATATCCTTTGTTTGAGTTTATAGATTTATGTTATATAAGCAGGCAGTGAAAAGCAAATGTTTCGGCTACCAATTTGGAATACTTAACGAAACCTTAGGCATCGCTTCACTTTCGGGTGCATACAGATATGCGCACTCGACCTTAATTTTACCCTTCATTTCTTCGTAGGTGGTGAAATACTGTGCTTTTTCTTTTGGAACATCTATCATCAATATTCCATCAAACTTAGATAGGGTTTTGTAGTTGTTATATCCTGCTCGTAGAAGCTCGTCTAAAATAGTTTCTTTGTCACCGGTCACTAATGCCGTTTCAAATGCATTAGTATCTGTAGCAGTGAATAATCCAGTAGCTATTGTTTTACATACGTCAGGTAAATTAGTAGTAGGTATCTTAGGTCGATAGATATAAATCCAATCGGAGATAGATAATCTATCTGGTATCGAACTCCCGCTCTGGCCTTCAATAGCATGTTTTATAGCCGGCATGTTCATGTTAGCCTTGCGTGTATTTAACCATCGTCCGCCAGATTTAATCTTAGTCTTAACTTCAACGCAGATACCGCCGACTACGATATCACCGCCACCAGGAACTTGTCCGTTCCATCGGATGGTAGGATTCATAGCTGCAATAGCAACCTCTCCGGGCCCAACACCCTGTGACACCAAAGAAATACACAACTCCTTGTATAAGATAGCAGAAAAGCCTGAGCCAACTAACTCCCTAAAGGTGTGTGGATTCTTGTCTAGTAGTAAAGATACATCTAAGACACCTTTAGGATATCTGTTCAAGAAATCATTTTTCTCGATGACCGGAACATCAATGCTAATTATAGTGTTTGCTATTTGATCTGCAAAAGCAGCAGCAGTAGGATTAGTTTTTAGGACATTTAACGCTCGATTGCGAATATCGCCGTGCTCAAGAACCTTAAGTGAATTGGTCAATACACATAAATCGGTAGTGTTATTTATTAAATCTAGCATTTGATTTTTGATACGGGTAATAGTCATATTTTCTCTTTATTAGTTTAGTCCTATGGTAGTCATCATAAATACACTTGAAGACCAACAAATAGGAGAATATTTTATGGTATTTCTATTAGGAATAATCGTAGTTGCAGCAGTAGCTACAGTTGTTTATTTTTATTACAAAAAGAATAACAAGTCTATAACACAGGTTACCGAAACAGTTACTAGCGAGGCAGCCAAAGTAGAAGCAGTTATTGAAAAATATGCGCCGCAGGCTGAGGCAGTTGCTGCAAATGTTGAAGTGGCTGTTAAACAATATGCACCGGAAGTCCAAGAAGTTGCTGAAAAGGTTGAAGATGTAGTTGAAGTAGCCTTAAAGAAGGCATCTCCTCGTATTAAGGCCGCTGCTAAGCAAGTCGAAAATGTAGTAGTTAATGAAGCTGAATCCGTAGTGAAGAAGGCCGGCACTCCACGTAAGCCTAAGCTAGATGTTGCAAAATAATTATACATGCAAGACATAGGCTTTGATGTAATCAGTGACCTTAATCTATCTTCCCATGACAGTTTTAATTGGGAAGGTAAGGCAACCAGCCTTTATTGTATAGTTGCAGGTAATGTCAGTTCTGACATAATGACAGTCCTTCAAACATTAGCACATTTGGGTAGATTCTATCAAGGAGTATTCTATACTCCAGGTATATTAGAATACGAAACAGCCATTGATATTGTTTCTAGAACCGAAGAGCTAATGTCTATTTCACAAAGTCTACCTAAAGTCTGTATGCTTCATCAGCACGTTGTAATTATTGACGGTATTGCTATTGTAGGCATAAATGGATGGAGTAACGTTAGCGATGCTCTTACACTAGAGAATCTTTTACCGGCAGCAGCAAGACACGAAGATATTACATATCTACACAAAGCTATCGGTAAATTGCAAAAACACCTAGATGTTAAGAAAATAATCGTAGTGTCTAACGCAGTACCTAATCCAAATCTATATTTCGGTGAAGGACCCAATGTCGTAGAAGACCAAATACCACTAAATGTTTCTTTGGATAGTGATACCGAACACAAAGTAACACATTGGGTATTTGGCACCTACGATAAGGGGTCTGATACTGTAGTTAGTAACATCAACTACATTAATAATCCATACATTAAAAAGTCGCCCTATTGGGCTAAGCGAATCACAGTATTAGTTTGATTCTGCTTCTACCTTCACTTGTAGAGGATATCCTTGTGCACGGGCATCAAGCGTGACTTCAATTCCTTTCTGTTCGGCGATTTCATATGGCAGAACAGCAACCACCGCGCTACCTTGCTCATGAATATCAACAGTAATGACTGATGCAGTGTCTGGATTGTAATTAAAGTACTCAACGAGAGAACTAATCACGAATTCCATAGAAGTATGATTATCATTGATGTAGATAATCTTGTATAGTGGCGGCTCCTTAAGAGCTACGTTAGGCTTAATTTTGCTTTTGATTTCTGCATTTGCCATTTTATTAATCCTTGATAGTGTGCTTGCAGCCACATCGGCTGCAAGCACTATTATTTATATTACTTTTTATATGAAACCGCAATGGTTTTGGGTTTTTGTTCCTCAGGAACCTTGCGCTCAAGATCAATAGTTAGAATGCCGTTATTAACGTCAGCTCCTTCAACCTCAACATGTTCTGCTAAAGTGAACGAACGAGTAAAACTGCGGGCCGAAATACCGCGATGTAGATACACAGGTCCATTTAGATTGTCTTCTACTGCTTGTTTACCTTGAATAGTTAGAACGTTTTTTTCCAAAGTAACATCGATATCTCCTTCGTTAAATCCGGCCACAGCAAGTTCGATGCTGAATCTATCGTCAGAATGTTGTACTACATTAAATGGTGGATAATTGACATTAGATTGCAGAAAATGTGCTCTACTCAATTCATTAAAAACGCTGTCAAAACCTACTGCAAATTTATGAATTGATGGAATGTCGAAGGCACGAAGGGTTAGTTCATTAGTCATGTTTTATCTCCTTTATTAAGCAAGACTATTATTGTAGACCTCATTGAGCATCTACAATAGTATTTATACTACTATAAATTCGTAAAAATTCTAGTATTTTGGGTATTATACTAGTGGTGTAGGGTTGGTTATTTGATCTACATCGATTGTTATAGTTTTAATACCGCATTCCTTATACTTATGAATGTGGAACATATGTTGCATTAGCACACGTTCTATTTCCGTGTGTAGGCCTCTAGCACCCGTATGTAAATCTATACAATTTTGCGCAGTCTTCACGATAGCATCTTCGGTAAATGAGAGTTCAATTCCATCAAGTTCGAACAGATATTGATATTGCTCAATAAAGCTGTTTTTGATGGTAGTCAACACTGCAACCAGTTGATCTAAAGTTAGATCCTGCAAGGTTATAGTAGTAGTAAATCTTCCGATAAACTCTGGAATCATACCAAACTTTGTTAAATCATCAGGACTCACAGATGATAAACAAACAGCGTCATTTTTTGGTTTCATCACCGGGCCGAACCCGATAGACGATCCCTGTGTTCTACTTTTGATTATGTTTTCTATTCCGACAAAGGCTCCACCTGCAATAAACAGAATATTTTTGGTATCCACTTCAATCATTTCACCTTGTGGATGCTTGCGTTTGCCAATCGGGCTTACCCGGCATTTAGTTCCCTCTACCAACTTCAAAAGTGCTTGTTGAACGCCCTCTCCGCTAACATCACGGGTAATGCTAGCACTCTCACTCTTGCGAGAGATTTTATCAATCTCGTCAATAAAGACTATCCCGCGTTCTGCTTTGCTCACATCGTTATCTGCAAGAGCTAATAGCATTGCAATCATGGTTTCGGCATCTTCGCCTACGTACCCTGCCTCAGTCAAGTTAGTAGCATCTGCAATCACGAAAGGAACGTTCAGATATTTTGCTACTGTTTTAGCTAAAAGGGTCTTACCAGAACCAGTTGGTCCAATCAGTAGCACGTTTCCCTTTTGAATTTCTAAATCCTTAGGTGGATTATTAATTCGCTTGTAATGATTAGAAATCGCTACCGACAAAACCTTCTTAGCTTCATCCTGACCTATGACATGCTGGTCAAGATATTCCTTAATGCTATATGCATCAATCTCTGTTTGATCAGGTTTAATACTTGAGGAGGATTTTCCAGATGCAATAAGTTGATTGCACAAGTCTATACAGTCGCTACAAATCGCTACGTCTTCACTAACGATAAGCTTTGTTACTTGGTCTTTATGAGTTCCACAGAAGGAACAATGATCTAATTTTGTGTCTACCATCTGATTTACTTATCTTACTGAAACGGTGTGTGTGAAATTATGATTTTTTAGATTGTAGATATTGTTCCAATTCTGCTTTCTCGTTTTCAGAAAGCAATTCTACGTCGTACTCGCCCCTCTCAATTTTAGTAACAAGGTAGTTTAGGTATTCTTTATCATATAGATAGGAGTCAGTTTGTTCTTTATTAATCTCTATCCACTTTAAGCTATCAAACTTAAAGACTCGATTTGGCAGTGAATCCACTCTAACAAAGATATCGCCTTTTTTAGCAAAGTTAGGAAAAGACGTTCCGAAGTTAGTATTAACTTGTTCGGCGTCTGGTTTAGCGGCGAACAAGTCAGTTCTAAGTTCTTTGAGTGCATGACTAGGAATAGATTTACCGGCATATGTTAAATAGACGCCCTCACTTTTTTCTAGCATCACGTTTTCAGTTTTGATATCAGACTCTAAAACTGGGGAAATTCTTGGCTCAGCATCTTCGATAGTGTCTGGTTCTGTGATTGGTTCTGCTGCTCCTGAAGGTTCGTCTTCAACTGGTTCCAATTCTTCAACATGTTCAATTGCATCGGGAATATGTTCTTTTGGTAAATCGTCTCCCAATTCAACATCCACGTCAACATCATCTGGTTGTATAGATTCTGATTCATCTTCTGGTGCCTCCTCTAGGACTTTTGGGCTATCTTGTTGTTTATTATCTTCTTCTAGCCACTCGTAACTGCTTTGTGCTGCAAGCACTAGCATCAGCGCTAATGGGTCAAACACAAATACAATTAGAATTATAACCCATCGCACTGCACGCTCTAGTAAATCGTTACTAGGGTTGTCTCCGTATATCAGTGCGGCGATGTATTTTATAGGCCCAACTTCCGCCTCCACCTTGCGCGCGGCGCCCTTAATCGGGGCCATTTGCTCATTAAGTTTAGCACTGTTTGCCTGTTCGGTTTCAATTTCGTTGGCAAGACGATTGCGCTCATCGGATTGACTTCTACGTAAAGATACCGCCCTTGCCGCGCCCTTCGCGTCCGTTGTTCTACCCAACGTTTGGTCCACTGCCTCATCGAGTTGTTTAAGTGCTTTACGGTCAGCATCTATCGTGTCCTTTGATGTTTGAAGTTTTTGTTCGTATATTTCTATTTTTGCTTGTACGTCTCCGCTTACCAAGCTTTGGTCGCTGTGTGCTTTTGCCAAATATCCATATATCCCCATGCTGGTCAAAAATGCTAGGGCGACTACAGATGGGACCAAATAAAGTTTCATCTGCCATTTAGCACGATGCCAATATCGATGCAGCCAAACCGTGGTGACAACCTTAGCGAATTCTAATGATCCGCCCATAATCATGATAGGCAATGCTGCCGCAGAGAAAATTGCCACAAGGCCCTGTATGGAGTACCAGGCAGCAATACTACCGAGAGAAAGTGCAACTAGAAGTGTTACGGTTGCAAAACTAAAAATTCTTTTAATTAAAGTCATACTGTATTTAGTTCAAATAATGCAGTAACTACGGCAATTCTTCAAACAGATGTCCGTATGTTACTTTAAATTCGTCTAGCATCATTAGCAGCTTTCTAGGAATACCGGGTCCTTGGTGAACATGGTACGTGACCCACGGACCAGTTTCTCTGCGTTTGATTTGTACGATTTCAATGCTATCGCCATCTTCAAATTGGTATCGTTTGCCAACCATTTGTTGGAGAGCAACGTAGTCTACTTCTTCTTCATCTTCCATCTTCAACGTCCCCGCCTAATGTCAAATATTCTTTCATGCGCATTTCAGTGACCGCCTCGTCCTTCATAGCACAGTCAAAACAAACTTCTTCGTGATTGAGTCCATATTGGACGTGTCTCAGCAATCACATCACACTGTTCACATCGTTGCGGTGGTTCTTCATAAATAATTCCAAATGTAGTCATAATCAATCCTCTTCTACTTCCACATAAACAGGCTTAACAACAGATCCATAACGCTTGGCTACGGCTTCTGTCTTATAGACCTTGATAGGTTCTTTTCGCTGAAACCATTGTCCTTCTGAACGAATATTACGAACAGGTCCAGACTCAGACCATACAATATAACCGATAGTTTGCTTAGTCATTAAAGTCCCATCTTACCACAAGTCCTCTGAGAACAATTCATCCCCGTTATAGCCACCGGGCTTACGAGGAAGAACCTGATTAGCTTCTGTTGCGATCTTAAATGCGGTTCGTCTATCGACAAACTCGCCGATATCAGTGAGGAACCCCTGATTCTTGGGTTCTATGATAGTGTCATATCCCAGCGCATGAACCATATGTAAAATGTGATGGTGCCTGCATGGTCGCGGCATGGATAGGATGAGTTCGTCACCTGCTTTTACTGCACCCAAATCTACTGGAGCAATCAGTCTACATGCCACAGAAACGATCATTTATCATCCCTAAAGCGAACAAATCGAGGGAAACGAAGCGAATAAGTGCCGTCTCGATTTTGAGTTACAGCATCAGCCATAACCTCAACCGTATTACCAATGTGTTGAGTTCCACTAGGAGTTTCAGTCATAGTAACCCAAACCTTGTTAACCTTCTTTTCCCAAGTAACAGTAGTGTTAGTAATGTCTGCCCAAATTTGAGCCCGAAGCTGGTCATCGTATCCACTTCCGACATTTACCGTGATTTCTCGACCATTATCTACACCGGCGCAAATCAATGCCCCCAACCTGCCTTCGTTACGACCAGTACCTTCTTCGGACCCGACAATTTGAAGATCAACCGTAATAGTAGGTTTCCACTTCATCCATGCAGTGCTGCGATCACAGACGTATGGTTGATCTAGGTCTTTGATCATAATACCTTCATACCCAAGTGCGACCATCTCACTGGCGTACTTCTCTAGCTCAGACTTACCTTCTGCGGTGTCAAGATTAACCTGAATATGAGGCAGCAGTTCCAAATTTGGCATACGGTCAAACGTAGAGCGCACGGTCTCAAGAAGGGCAATTCGATCAGACAGCGGGGTCGACCAAATCTTTTTGCGGAAATCTACCAGAGGAATAATGTCAAACACATGGAAAACGCTGTCATCTGCTTGCACGTCTGTTTTACGACGAGCCTGTCGCATAAGTTCTTGAAAAGAATTACCAACGACTTCACCGTCAAGCACGAAACTGTACCATCCTCCGTTTTGACCAAATGCAGACATGATCGGCGTAAGATTAGCTTTGATCTGATTTTCGATTCCAGTGAAATTTTCAAAAACCTTACCATTGCGGCTGTACGAAGTCACAGTGATAGTAGGAATCGCACCCGGGCCCAGGTCAACAACCATAAGAACACGAACACCATCAAGCTTGGGTTCAAGACGCTTGATGCCGCGCATTTCGGGGCGCCCTTCACAGTTAGTAGCCAACTGACATTCAAAAGTCGCTACTTCATACGGAGTACCCTTAAACACCTTGTTGATTGTGCTAGTGCTGATACCCGCACGAACATCACGACGAAGAACGGCAGCAGCAAAAGTGTTCCATTCATCGCTGTCAAAGCGTTCAGCCATTGATTGAATAGCGTCTCGCGCAGCATTACCTGACAATTCACGCTTAGCAAGACGATTCAGAAGTCCCATAAAATCTTCGTATGGGTTCTCGCCGCCGACAATTCCGTCAGTGGTAGGAATCTGCTTGACTCCGTACGTGCTGAATGGGTCGTAACATGCACCCAACAGGGTTATAAAAGTGCTAGCGGTCTTATTGCCGATTGCAGCAGCAGTATACGCCTTCTTAAGGACCTCTTCTTTGTGCAGACGAGATTCGCTTTTGTTGAGTTCTTTAATCCAATAAGCCGACATGTGCATTCCTTAATGATTTAAAAGTATTATAGCTTAGGAGCGTGAGGTTGTCAAACTAAATCATCCCCATCGAAGAATGCACCAAGAGGCATCTTCACCTGAAATGAACAAAATCTCACTGTAATCAAATTTAGCTATATAGGGCTCTGTACAGGCCTGCGCAAGCCAAATCTTAATTTCTTCCGCTTTTGGATTGTTTATAGTGACAACATGATGTTTGCTGCTCAACGATTTGACTACTTCCCAATCGAGTTCTTTGGATACTTCTTCTGAAAGTTTTTTCCAGAGTTCCGTATCGAGGTCATCCGCTGATTGTATTATCAACGGGTCCATCGTCCATTTAGCATCTAATGTTCTCGGCGTTGAGTTAACAACCGTTCTATTAATTTTTGGAATCATTAAAAATCATCTTTACGTCTGCGAGACCATAAATTACAGGATGAACAGGTTCTAGTTTGTACAGCGTGAATGCCGTCTTTTTTGGGTTCTGACCATTTCAACCAACGATGCCAGCCAAACCTACACCAAAAACTAGTAACCAATAATGGTTCATCTTTTAAGACTCTAAAAACATTTTCTTTTTCAGCACTAGACATTATTCCCACCTCAACGCAGCAAAGGTTTCCCAACTAGGATTGGTTGTTTGTAAAGTTATATACGGACATGGCCAATCAATGTATCCATGATCAGGTTGACTAAGCCACATAATTCTTTCAGGAACTATATCAACGCTGAGACGCCAGCCCGAACCATCAATTCCGTTGACAACATTTTCTTGCCACGGAAGTGAAGGACCAAAGGTTTCCTCGCACCACGTCGTGATCTCACCGAAATCCTCTATGTTTTTACCGAGCCTAATCACGATAGTATATAAATGCCTGAGAGACAGTCCACTTAGGGAATTTACAACCCACTTAAGGGAGACCCAATTTACGAAAGACCACTCGGGTCCCTCAGGCACTTATTCAGTTCCCGCAGACTTTGTTAATTTCTTCGGGAGTGTGGTTATACTTAGAATAGGCGATTCTGCACTGAGCCTTGTAGTGAGAATCATATGCCTGCTCAGCAAACATACTAGCAAAAATCACAGCTATTGCAATAAAATACCACTTCATATCCATAATTAAATAACCTTTGTGTGTGATAGTTGGGTGGAACCGTCCCGGTGAGCCTTAACCCGACCGCTGACCTTAATAGTGTTGCCAACAAGCAGACGTTCCCGATAGCTAAAGAACACCGCTTGCTTGTCGGGAGTGAGGCACGTAATGAAATACACACCGTACTTTTCAGAATAGACGGACTTCATAACCTCAAGCACAACATCATTGACCTTAACGCCCGGAGCAGCAAGATAGCCACCATTAGCGTAACGAACCTTGCGTTCGGCTTCATCGCGGGCGATAGAACGAAGATAGCAAGACGGAAGAGACGTGATCACTCCGACGCCTAGAGAAGTCTCGATAGTTTCACAGTTAGCGAGCGTCAGAGCCTGATATTCAAAATCATTCAGCGTGATTCCCTTAAGAATCTTGAAAGTAAGGCCCTGATAATACTGCCGAACCTTGGCGCCTTCAATGCGATCCTCTTCGGTAATTTGAGTAGTATCAGCCAAAAGGCGGTTGACGATGTTACGATTGAGTTGAGTACCTTCGGGGGGTTCAGCAGTGAGTTCCCGAATATAAGAACCGTTGATGCGTTGCGCAGCAGTAGCCGCAGAAAACACGTCGGCAGTTTCGTAAGAGCGAATCACTTTTTGATAAGAAGGGCGAGCCATTTCTTTGTTCCGTTGCTTCAAACTATGTACTAGTTATAATGCTGAATGAGGAAAAGGTCAAGCCGAAAGTTTACCTATTTTCGTATTAGGTTATGCACTGACTTAGTAGGTTATCTAAGCCAGGATTCAATTAGGGTGTTCAAGTCATCGTCGCAAGGGTCAGCGTCTTCTTTTGCAAGGCGCTTCGCCATATTTTGTTGAATTTTTATGTTGGGTGGTTGGCCCGTACCCAATTGAGCATGGGTGAATACTCCGTATAATTTAATTGTTGTAGGCTTTCTACCGGATAGTTCATACACTATAGACATGTCCGAAGACAAGTGGGCCTTTCTAGCTTTTGGCATATACTGGGCGTATGCCCCTTCGGATTTAAAGCGATTATCACTTGGACCAAACGGTGTTATTGGATCCCGACTCTTAACTTCTTGAAACTCCTCAATCTTCTTGAGAATATTAGGAGTGTCCTTGATGGCAGAAATCAATGACTCGTCCCAAAGAGGTCCGTAATCAAACACCACTGTGTTTACAGGTTGACCTTTAAAAGGAGATGCCATTAGCTTCCGCTACCGCTCGCAACCGAGCCTTAGATTCCTCAAGGGTGTAAGGCCCAGACCACGGACCGTTCTTGCTCTTGATGATCTTGACAACATCTTCGGTACGAAGACCGGTGTCATTGTTAGCATCGATAGCTTCAAAGAGCGCTTGCTCGCTCGGTTGCATGACTTCGTTGATATTCATGTGACGTTCCTTAGATGTATTTATAAATCTACGAATTATAATAGTAGAATGGGCAATAGGTGTCAACCTATATTTTGAAATCTTTTGATTTAATTCTCAGCCTGTTCAAGTTGAATGATCTTTTGTCCGAGACGGAGGAGTTCAAACTGCGCCGCCATAAGAGCGTAGTGATGCTTTTCATCAGAAGATTTGATAAGAGCGTCAAGTTCCTTAACGCGATTATCAATCATGATTTTAACGGCAAGCGGTGTCATGTCTCGTCTTTCTCAATGCTTCACAATAGCTAATGGTCTATATTTTTGGGACCTTGGATTTTTATCTCAAATTTTCTCTTTGGACCAAAAATCATGATTTTTGTGCAGCACTTAAAGTCGCTATAAAGCCGGGCGCTGGATATTTAAAATGTTTAGCCATTATTCTTACTCTGTAATTTTAGATTCGTCGAAATTTTGCATAGCAATAGTTAGCGATTCCTCAATCAATTGATTGAGTGTTATGTCTCGCTCGTGTGCCATAAGCATAAGATCATAAATTTCTTCATGCTCTAGCTCGATTTCCAAATCTACTCGGTTGTCTTCCTTCTTCGCTCTCGGTGCAAATTCCTGAACGTATAAGCTCCATTTTTCCATAGCATCAGCGTAGCTAGCCTTCACCCGTGCTAATTCCGAAGCTAACTTTTCGTTTTGCATAGCCAACTGTGCCGCGCGCCGATCAGCTTCCTCAGCCCGATTCATGTAGATAATAGTATGAGTGTCCATTGTTTTTCAATCCTTAAACGTGAATACCCAATTTGGTACCGGAAGATTAACATACGAGTTTTTAAACCAGGCCGGCCACGTTAACGCAATATATGCTTCTCCGTACAAATTGATTGCAGGGATATTACTCTTAAAGAGTAATCCTACATACGAACCAACAAGCAAATATGTACTAATTACGGCGATACATAGAAGGCTGATAATCTGTTTCCGATTACCTGGCATGCGTTATCCGCTCATCAGAAAAACAAATCCGGCAACTGCGGCCGCAATACCAAGCACAGATCCGGCCACGACAAGCTTGGCGCCCTTAGAGAAAGTAGGACCCTTCCTAGAACCAGACCAAGCAACTTCGCCGGCTTGAAGACCAAGGCCCTTAGCAGAACCATGACGAAGCATGGATTGATACGTTTCACCCGGCATACGCGGAAGTTCAGAAGGCATTGTCGTTCTCCATAAGTTAGATCGTATTAGTACTATACACTAAGAATGCAGCAAGTCAACCGTTTAATCATAACTCGCGTTTGATTCGATTTCAGCATATGAAGACGGCATCCAAGCTTCTTCATACACACCGTGATTATATCGATACTTCAATACTTTGTATGATTGAAACAGACCAAAGAAAACCGGCTTTGCACTCCAGGAAATAGGTTGCTTAACTTTCCAAAAATGATCATGTAATACTAGCTGACCATCTTTATTGACATACATTCCCATCGGAGTTCCTCTTCATCCAGTCAAAGAAATGCCATCCCAGCACTGCTGGCGTCCATTCCTTATCAGGATTGGCGTCTTGCCATTCACGAATTTGCCGAAGATTTAGTTCGGTAATTACGGTAATGTTGTTCTTTACCCATTCGTAGCTATTCATTGATTTTGCTTTCTAGATATGTCTTAATGCTAGATGGATTGGCCTTACCGCCAACAGACTTCATGGTTTGTCCGACGAACCAGCCGATAGTCTTTTCAGACAGAATCTTCTCAGGATTGCCAGCAATCAGTATATCACAGACAGGCTGAAAATCAACCATGTCTGTTTGTTGACTGTAGGCAGAGACAATCTGTACTTCACGTTCTAGTTCCGGAGAACTCATCTTGACTGATGCAAGAGCCTGAATGTTGGCGTCTAGATTCTTTAGAAACTTGCGAACACCCTTACCAACTTGATCGTCATTCGGTTCCTTAGTTTCTCGGCATAGCTCTGCAATGAGCGTATTAAGTACGTTCACCTTAGCCTGGTCACGGTCCTTACGAGCCTGAAGGACATCAGCTTTGATAGTTTCAAAAATAGTCATTTATTTACCTTCATTTTTAGTAGTCCAACCGCCTGGCGGAGGTTGTTGTCTTTTGCTGATAAGATTAGGGTTACGGAACTCATCGATATGAATCGTCTTGTGCGGTTCATTCCAAGTAGCATACGCTACCCAATCGTTTGGTTCTATTCCTTGATCCCAGCAGGTGCTTCTAGTTATTTCAGTCATAATATTTTAGTTTAGCCAAAGTGAGTGTCGGTGGGTATACAACCAATGAACGGTCAATAAAACAAAACTCATAGTTGACATACCGAAAATAAACATCAGTAACAAGTAAAAGCCAATAGCACTGAAAACTTTAAATGACGGTCTTTTCCATTGAATGAAATTTTTCTTAGCCTTTTTCTTACTGCTCGGGTTTCTGCTTTCTAGAATAGCACGAACCTCCGAAATGATTGAATCCGGATTAGTGAATCCAAACATCGGCAAAAAGAAAAAGGGCGTGTTATTCTCGCGCAAGAAGTCTGCACCCTGAATCTCAAATGCAGCATATCGAGCTACTGAACACGTAAAAAGATTTTCCTGCGTAAGAAGATCAGCGTGATGTCCTGCTAATTCCATCTTCTCATAATCACATTTATGAGCCATGATCGCAGAAACCTGAGCCTTCGTTTCAGCATCAGAGTAATGTTCATCGTGTTCCCATAAGTTTGGTTTCGCTGCACACAACGCACCTATAACATTACCATGATCTTCCGGAATCATCTTCATGAGATAGCACAAAAATGCTTCGACAGATTTAGTTTTAGGTCCGTACTTCATTCGGCCCGTCCGCAGCGCCTCTCATCCTCAATGAATTCTTCATATTCTTGATCACGAGCAGCATTCCATCCACGCATAAATTCTTTATAGTCGTTGATATCTTCGGGTCGATATCCGTTACCCGAATAGAAGGCATTGTGCCCTTCAGAAAAGTAATTGCGTTGTGTCATATTACATCACCTGCGAGTCATCAAAGGAAAACATCTGTGGAGTATCGAATTCGGTACCTTTGGCAAATACCACCGTATCCCAATCCATAACCATAGATTTGGCTCGACCGTCCCAAAAACGATGGATGAAATCGGGCTTGCCAAAAAAAGCACAGGCCCTGGTGAATTCATCACCGTTAAATCCGACGAAATGTGTGCAACTCTTTTCCATAATTCATAGTATCAAAAATTGTAGCTGTAGTCAACCTCTTTATCCAAAATAAATGCCCGACGAATCGAGCATTTATCCCCCTTACCGATTGGGTAGTTTATTTAGATGCAGTTGGTCGACTTTGATTAACAAAATCGTACATCTTTTGTGCAGTTTCTAGAACCTTGTCCAGTCCTGGAAATTCCGGAGCTTCAACCCGCGCA